GAACGAGACAGAGTAAAAGCGTATAATTTAAAAAAGAAGCAAAACATTTAATCAATAATTAAAGTTATAATATAAAATTTTAATATAATTCTATATTATATGTTGTCTAATTTCGAAATAATTAATTTAGCAAGTAAAATGAATATGCCCCTTGAACGCATCTGTTTCAAGAATGAACTCAAACAAGAACCCTTAAAGTACAATGTAGGATACATTATTAATTCACAAGACGATACAGACGAGGATACAGGAGAGGACAATGTGGGTTCTCACTGGACGGCATTATATATAGCAAAGTTGAAAGATGGTAGAATTCAGCCTTTATTCTTCGATTCATTTGGTGCACCTCCAGCAGAGGACATAAAAAAATATGTAGCACCTCATTACCTACCACATCTTACAAAGGATATTCAGTCGCTAATGTCAGATGTTTGTGGATTCTACTGTTTAGCATTTTTGTATTTTATTAGTGTTTCTCATTATAGAACTGGCAATCTGTATCAGGATGCCGAAACATTTATTGATTTGTTTGATGACCTGAATAAGAGTAACGATTGGAAAAAGAATGAATGGATTTTACAGCAATTCTTTCAAGCAAAAGACCCACGATTACGCCGTGAGATTGATGTGCTATGTGAGGACAAAGCGTCACAAGAAAATAGAAATAATGTGGAGTGTATACCATGTGAAACAACGTATCGTTACTAAATTATATAAAGGTGGAACATATAGCATTAAATAAAGGTTAAGTATGTGCTATATATATTATGCTTTAACTGAAAGTTAATGATTAACTATGTATTAATCATTAAATACTAGTTAGATACTAAATAAAAATATTTTTATTAAATACTTTTGGACTATTTTATGTTAAAAGCATATCAAATACTTAATTATTGTTTAATAATATGAATTTTAACTGTTTAATTCACATTATTCTTAATCTTTGTTTAATATAATCCATTTGGTATAACAGGTCAGACAAACACAATAGGTTACACAACCTACAGCATAGCATCTGTATTGATTTGCTTTGATATAACACTCACAGTCATCACAAGTAAGCTCTTCCTCTTCCTCGTCTTCTTCAATAATGTTTTCGGTAAGCAATCGTTCAGCGTCATACTGAGCGTAGCAAGGCTCGCATAAGTTCATATCATTCCAAACAAGCCCAGCCTTGTCTTGTTTTCTAAATTGACATTCCTCGCAAGTGTCGTCGTCGTCGCTCTCGTCTTCTTCAATAATGTTTTCGGTATTTGAGATTGGATTCATTTTGATTGTATTGCGTTTGTTTAATTGTATTGCGTTTGTTTAATTGTATGCCTTTATAGATTTGTTTATAATACAAATCAATTTTATGGAAAGCAATAATATTTGTGTGTCACTAAATCTCTATTTCTTAGTTCATTTTTATGAAGACTTCTTTTTAACAATATTATTATAATAATTTAATTGTCTCTCGATAAGCTTCTCTCTATTCTTCAAATAATAATCTCTTTTTTGTTGCTTCTTGTCTTCATCATAATTGGTCTTTAACTTTGTTAGAATCTCTTCCTTATGGTCTAGATAATATTGATTCTTTTCTGCGTATGCTCTCTTTCCAATATTCGAACCATAAATCTCTTTCCAATATTGCTCTCGTTTTTCTAATTCTCTTTTGGATTCACAGGGGTAATACTCAATAACAATAATAGCAAAATTATACCATCCACCATTATTCCTGATGAAGTCATACACATCTAGTTTATATCTAGGACTTAACTCATTATGGTAATCGCTTTTATGAGATGACTTTCTATCATTGTATCGATGAGTAGAACCAACATAGATATAATCCAAATCAATACTCTTTGGGACAATTTTATATATCACCGAATTTGAATATACATTTTCCTTAATGTTTTCTTTTGCGTTCATTCTATAATATGGAAATATTATAATTTTTAAAATAGAAACGGATTAATATTGATTTAATGTAAATTTAAAATATGATGCTTAATATATATGGATTTAAAACAAGTTATCAAACAGGCTCGTCCTACATTGTCCGATAGTTCTATTACCACATACAATAGCATTTTGAAAAACCTTTATCTAAAAGTGTTTGGAGATAAGGATATTAAATTGGAAAACTTTGAGAACTCTAACAAAATCTTAAAGTATTTAGAAGATGTTGAACCTAACAAAAGAAAGACTATTTTATCAGCACTTGTTGTTATTTGTAAAGACCCGAAACCGTATCGTTCATTAATGTTAACAGATATTAAGGATTATAATAAAGAGATTGCTACACAAGAAAAGACTGACGAGCAAAAGGAAAACTGGATTGAGAAAGGACAACTTGATACCATCTTTAATGTACTTAAAAAGGAGGCAGATTTTCTCTACAAAAAACAGACTCTGAATATGACCGAACTACAAAAGATTCAAAATTTTATTATTATTAGTTTGTTTTACTTGATAAATCCTAGAAGAGCAAAAGATTATACAGAATTCAAAATTTTATCAATCGATAGAGAGAAAGATAACTTTTTTGACGATAAGAATTCTGAACTATCCTTTGTTAATTACAAGACTGCTAAATTTTACGGAACACAAAAAGTCAAGATTGATAAGGTCTTGAAATCTATTCTTAAAAAATGGATTTCTATTAATCCAACTGATTATCTTTTATTTGATGCGAATAGTCAAAAACTTACACCTGTTAAACTCAATCAGCGTCTCAATAAAATATTTGGTAGTGAGAAGGGTCACTCGGTGAATCAGTTGAGACATTCATTTTTAACAGATAAGTATGCGGATAGTATTAAGATGAAATCTGCTATGGCAAAGGATATGGAGGAAATGGGCTCTTCGGTAAACCAATCTACAATTTATATAAAGCGAGATTAAGATTTAAAGAAATAGTGTTATTTCAATTTATAAAATGCCGACCTATATAAAAACAATAATATATAAAATCGTTTGTAAAGATATAACTATAATTGATTGTTATGTAGGACATACTACGAATAATAAATCAAGAATTAACGAGCATAAATACGCTTGTAATAATCCTAATTCCAAAAGTTATCATTTAAAATTATATAGCACAATACGAAATAATGGTGGTTGGGATAATTGGGATTTACTTACTATTGAGGAATATCCTTGCGACAAAAAAGAACAAGCTCATAGTAGAGAGCAATATTGGATACATAACTTAAATGCAAATCTAAATGTTATTTCTGCTGTCCTTGATATTGATAATAAATTACAAAATCTTAAGAAATATCAACTTAAACTTCATAATGAAGCACTACAAAGAGGTATAGAACGAAAACAAAAGAGAGAGCAATATTTAATAGAAAATAAAGAACAAATTGAGGAAAAACAAAAACAAGTTAGAAAAGATTATGCTTTAAAAAATAGAGAGCATATTAATTCAAGAATGAGAGAGTATAACCAAAAAACAAAAGAGCAACTCAAAGTAAGAGCAAAGAAATACTATGAAGAGCGAAAAGCAAATGGTTACTATAGACATATTTAAATTATGTTAAATTAACTAAATTAAAGTATTTTGATATTATAATATGTCTTATAAAATCAAAAAATATACGCTCGACAAAGCAAAAGAACTCGGAGTGCAAGTATTCCCAAGCGACAATCCAAAATATAAAATAGAAGTTTATGATTCAGATGGAGTCTTCCTTTTTTACGGAGGAAGTCCATTATACAGTGACTATCCGACTTACATGGAAACACACGGCAGAGAATTCGCCAACGAACGCAGACGACTTTATCGTCTCAGGCATAAAAAGGAGATTGATAAAAAAGGGAGCAGAGGTGCTACAATAGCGGAACTTTTGTGGTAGTCATTTTATATAAAATAGTTACCTAGAATACTTAAAAGCATAGTTAGCATCCATAGGTTGAGACGCTAATGCCTGTAATTCTCCACCCATAAGTTTTTTAGAAACACTCACAAACTTTTTGCTGATGCTACGAGCAGGTGGCATACCAGCAAGCCCACGTCCCGAGGCAGCACCAGCATATAAACCTGTACCCTTACACATTTGACAGCAATGTCCTCGTCCCATCATCATTCCATTTCCAATAATACCATCTTGGTCCATTTGAGCGTATAGGTCAGTGCTAACAGGCATAGGAACAGAGGCACTTCTACGAGCATCAACCATCTCTTGTAACTTGCCAAGCATAGCAGTCTCGGCTTTACCTCTTGCCATAGATTTCATTTCCTTTTTAGAAGTAGGAACATCCTTTGCCATTTTACGCATTTCTTTTGCCTCTTTTATTGATGCTTTTACGTCAGCAATTTGAGAAGGGTCTACACCAGCATACTCCGCACCCATTTCTGCTAATTCGCTACCTACAGAGAGACCTCTTTTTCCCAATTCCTTAAGACCTTTTTTGCCTTGTAATGATTTGGGGTCGTCCAAATATTGGTTAGCAGTTGCTCCTATTTTGGACGCAATGGATGGGGGAACTCCATACGCCATGGCGGCAGCTTCCGCAGCACCAAGTGCCTCTTGTGCTAAAGGTTTCAATACATTACCAACAGCGTAAGCAGCCTTTTTAATACCCGCCTTTTTAAGCACCTTATCAAACTTCTTTCCAAAAATACCTTCTCCTTCAACCACTCGGTTTGCGTCGATTTCAGATGGAGATAACGCAATTTGAACCCCTTTCTTTTTAAGAAAAGCATTAGAGATTGAATCATATTGTTCTGGATGAACGACAAGTTGAGTTCCAGTTCCTTCCATTAATCGTACCTTATGACCGTTTCGAATACGAGACATTACCGCAGGAGATAACTTCTTAACGCTAAGCAGTTTCATTCTAGGACCTTCCATATATATATACTGTTAGATTTTATTTTATTTAAACTGGAAATTAAATAAAATACGCTAAAACAATCTCTAATTCCATTTTTCTAAAAATGGACTAAACACCATTATCTCCAAGATTATTAATACTTTCTTGTTTTGTTGGTTGATGTTGTAATTCCAGTTCTGTTGCTTTTACCTCGCTTTCAGTATCTCTGTGTATATTAATTAAACCAAAGCATAATGAGACATCTTCGCATTTTGAACGAAAACAATATCGTATTGATAACCCCAGAACGCCTGTTCCCAAAGTCGCTAAACCGTATATTAGTGTGGCATCCGCCATTTATATAGTTTGATATTATATTGAAACGCAAGGTCCAGTAAAACCTCCTTTTGCTATACTTTTATAAAAGTATATTTTAAGCGATGCGACTATAACTATAAGAACCTGAAACTGATGAAGCTCCTCCTGTATAATCAAATCTAAAATTAAAATACCAAGTTGTAGAAGCAGTATTAACTGCTACATATGAGGTTTGAAACTGAAACTGGTCTGTATTATTAACAGTAGTATTATATCTTGGTGTATTATTTTGAGCTGAGGTATTGCCAGTAAAAATAGTATTTGAAGTGGATATTTCTATTATGGTTTTTGTCAAACTTTGAACCACAGCATTAGTTGAAGTAAATGTAAGATTAAAATATATTAACCAAGTTCCAGCACCTAATGTTACACTTCCAAGATTTCTAAAAATAGCAGTAGTGGGATTTGTTTGAGTAGTTAATGCTGTATTACTAACGGTATATCCTAATTGTGCTGATGTTGGTGCTACTGTATAACCAAGTGTAATTGGTAAGTTAGTTGTAACATCAGTTGATGATAATGCTAATGCGGTAACCGCTGAACCACCTGCCGTTTTGGTTTTGATATTCGTAGTTGAACCTGCTATTTGATTATCAATATTTAGTGTGGTTGTTGTTTGCTGTAAAAGCGTATAATTTGTTGGTGCGCTTGAATCTGTAATCCTAATAGCATCATATAGGTGTGTATGGTTTGGATTTAGTTCAAACTTTTGTTTTGTGGTAACACCGCTTAAAACATTCGCAAATATGCTTTCGCCTGAGGTGGTTGTTTTTATAGTTAGACCTGTCCCAGAGGCATAATCAAATGTGGAATTTCCAACTGTGATGTCACCAGCAAAAGAAGTAAGAGTCGCATTAGAGGTTGCTATATTGTTTCTTGCTAAATATCTCGCATCTGCTTCTGCTAATGTTATTGATGCGCTATTAGGTGCTTGAAATGCTAAACTATCAAAAATTGGATACACTGCTACTGGAGGCTCGTAAGCACTCATTTTATATATAATATTATTATATTTTAAATTTCAGTTAATCTTTTTAATTGCATATACTCTTTTTGCTTTTGTTTATAAATTGGATTCTGTTTCCATATTTTATTTTTAATAGCAATTTGCTCTTTGTGACTTTGTCTATATTTTTGCCGTGCTAATCTATTATATTCCTTAATCTCATCAGGTGTTCTATAAGGTAACTGATGATTAACACAATCTATAACATCATACCAATAACGCTCTCTAATTAATAATTCTGTTTTATTCTCACAAGGAAACTCTTCAATCAAAATTATTTCAATATCCTTTTCTAATTTGAATAAGTCAATTGACGAACATCTATACTCACCATTTATTAAATAGTTTTTATAAATTCGTTTATGCTCTCCTTTACGCTGTGATAGTTTTTGAATTGTTGAACCAATGTATGTTAATCCATCACAACACATTTTGTATATTTTACCATTTTTATAATTGGAGGTCATTATAAAAACATATGTTTTATATTTAAGTCCTTTACAAATATATTTTAATTTTCAGTTAATCAACAAATTAAAATATCATATATTTATATAATGTCAGTCTCAAACTTTTACGAGAAAATACCCAAGGAGCTTTTAGTTAAAGCAGATAATCCCAACTTTAAGATACATAACATTTCCATACCAGCACGTATTATAGTATCAGCACCTTCGGGGACTGGAAAAACGAATTTTGTATGTAATTTCGTTCAGCATTTCTGTGCTGGCAAAGGGACATTCGCAGATATTTTAGTGCTTACGGCATCAAAAGCAGAACCATTGTACGAATTTCTAGAATCCAAGGGTGTTAATATCCAAGAGGGTCTCCATAATTTACCTGACCTAAACAAGATAGATAAAGATGTGAATCATTTAATTATTATCGACGACTTAATGTTAGCAAAGAATCAGGAAAAAGTTCAAGAGTATTTCATTCGTTGCCGTAAAAAGAATGTTACCATTATGTATTTGGCACAGCATTTCTACAAAATCCCCATTATTGTAAGACAGAATAGTAACTATTTTGTCATCTTGAAAGCAGGAAATAAAAAAAGTTTAAACTTAATGTTGAACGAATTTAGTGTTGGTGTTACAAAAGAACAACTAATGAAAATGTATGAATATGCTACAAAGGATAAATTTAATTTTCTCTTAATTAATTGTGA